ACACGATTTGTTGAAGATTATGGTGAGCTTGTTTTGTGTTATGATTCCAAACATTATTGGCGTAAGGACTATTATCCCGAATATAAATATAGTCGTAAAAAAACTAGAGACACATCAAAGCATGATTGGGATGCAATCTTTGAAGTTCTTAACGTAATTAAGGATGAATTGAAAGAGGTTTTTCCTTATAAACACCTTGAGGTTTATGGTGCAGAGGCTGATGATATAATCGCTGCATTGTGTTTTGAGCTTGAGTTTGATAATGGTAAAACGTTAATACTCTCTGGTGATAAGGATTTTATACAATTACAGAAATTTAGTAATGTATATCAATACAGCCCAATTACTAAAAAGTTTATTAATGGTACTGACCCTGATGATTATCTAAACGAGCATGTAATGAAGGGAGACAGCAGTGACGGCATCCCTAATGTGTTCTCACCAGATAATACTTTTGTAGATGGATTACGACAGAAACCATTAAGTAAGAAAAAAATAGCAACTTTGATTGAAGGTGTTTTCCCAAACGATGAGGTCAAACGTAATTATCAACGAAACAAAAAATTGATTGACCTAACCCAATCACCAAATGAACTTTTTCTTGAGTGTCTACAAGAATATCGTAAAGCACCAGATGGTGATCGTAGTAAACTGTTTAACTATTTTATACAAAAGAGGTTAAAAAACCTCACTGAATCGATAGGAGATTTCTGATGATTAATACATACACCCCAAGTTTTTCTGAGATTTTTGAGAAGCTTGGTAAAATCAAAACTAAGAAAGATAAGGTTGCATACCTAAAAGAATGGAACACTGATGCTCTTCGCATGGTAGTGAAGGCTTCATTTGATCCAAACATTGAGTGGTTACTTCCAGAAGGTAGTGTTCCATTTGAACCTAATGATGCGCCTGAGGGTACAGAACATACTACCCTACAGATGGAAGCGAGACAACTGTACCGATTTATAAAAGGTGGCGACAACACTATCTCTCAAAATAAACGAGAAATGATGTTTGTTCAAATATTAGAGGGCCTACAAGAAAAAGAAGCACATGTATTGGTTGCAGCAAAAGACAAAAGACTCCACCAAGTATATAAAGGACTCTCTAAAAATGTTGTGATGGAAGCCTTTGATTGGGACGAAAATTATATGATTATAGGGGATAGGTATCCTCAAGCTCCTGGGCCTGCTGCAGGGTAATAATTTTTAATGAATGCTTTTGTTTCTACAGTTGTAGCAGGGGTTATGATGATATCTCCTGTTATTAACGGCCCACCAACAAAAATAGATAAGTCAGTTGAGTGTCTTGCGTTAAATATGTATTATGAGGCAAGAAACCAAGGGATAGCAGGATTAGTAGCGGTTACTGCTGTGGTTCTTAATAGGGTTGATGATTCTAGATTTCCTAACACAATATGTGGAGTTGTTTATCAGGGCCCAACTAGAGAAAGCTGGAAAACTCGAAAGATAAAAACCTTACCCCCAGAAGAACGTAAATATTATCCTATAAAAAATCGCTGCCAATTCTCTTGGTATTGTGATGGAAAAAGTGATATACCAAAGGATAAAACTACTTACAATAAATTTTTAAGTTTAGCCGAAGTTATCATAAATAATAATATACCATTTTTAGACATAACAGATGGTGCTACTTTTTATCATGCTGATCATATATCGCCTGCATGGGCAAAAACTAAAATTAGAACTATAGAGATAGAGGATCATATTTTTTATAGGTGGAAAGAATGAGTTATTACAGGAATCCTATTAATATATAAATAAGTAAAAGGGGGTAATGATATGGTAAGAGAAGGTTATTGGGATTTTATGGGCAGAAAACTGCGTGAAGAAGGTCCCAAAACAACCAAAATTGATATGGAAGGCTTATTAAAACGAGATATTACAGAAATGCAAAAAACTGTGCATTTTTTACAAACTAGGGTCCGTGATTTAACGGAGTTAGAAGGTGAAAATATGTTATTAAGAATTGAAATCCAGCAGTTACAAGAACAATTGCAAAATTCCTATAAACGGATTGCAGAACTTTCGGCAACCGTTTTTAAAAAACGGATTGCAGAACTAAGAAACTCAAAACCCAAACAATTAGAATTTAATTTATAATGCCGACATACACATTTTTTAACGAAACTACAGGTATAGAGTGGGATGAATTTCTAACTATATCCGAAAGAGATAAGTTTTTAACAAAAAACCCTCAAGTCAAGCAAAGAATTCAGCCTGTCGCAATTGCCGGTGACCATTTAATGGGTGTAGGACCTAAAGTAGATGGTGGTTTTCAAGAGAACATGCAGCGTATTGCGGCAGCTCACCCAAACTCACCCATGTCAGAAAGATGGGGTGGTAATACAATGTCTCATAAAGAAATTAAAACTCGCAGAGTTATTGAAAAACATGCAAAGAAAGTTGCTAGAGATGGATTTTCAGCAAATAAGGGGTCAACTCTTGCAAATAAATAATATGGTGCAAGCGAGACATAAAACTTCAGCAAGGGACGCACTGCGTCTATGCAAGCTGAGAAGTCAATCCGCTTATGCACCTAGAGAGGGGGGAGCACCCCCTGCTTTCCCCTCTCACTTTAATTTTATGAACTAAAGAGAAGAATAATGGCATCGAAGAAAAATAAAGAAATCAATCACAACAACTTAACCACTGTTAAGCCTATTGGTGATAATCAGAAGGAAGTTTTTAGCACTTGGAAAAAGGGAAAGAACCAATTTCTGTTTGGTGCTGCTGGTACAGGTAAAACCTTTATATCATTATATCTTGCACTGAATGATGTGTTTGACTTAAAGAAACCTTATGATAAAGTGGTGTTGGTTCGTTCCCTTATACCCACAAGAGAGATAGGTTTTCTGCCAGGTGATGAGGAAGATAAGGCTGCTCTCTATCAAGTACCATATCAGAACATGGTACAATTTATGTTTGAGTTGCCAAATGAACAACAATTTAACACTCTATATGACAAGTTAAAGGGACAAGGCAGCTTATTCTTTTTATCAACTTCTTTTCTAAGGGGGCTGACATTTGACAACAGCATCATTATAGTAGATGAGTGTCAGAATTTAAATTTTCACGAATTGGATACGATTATCACAAGGGTCGGCCAAGACTCAAAAATTGTATTTTGTGGTGATTTTGATCAAACCGATCTAATAAGACAAAATGAGAGGAACGGGCTTCATAACTTTTTAAGAATTTTAAATGAAATGGAAGAGTTTAATTGTGTAGAATTTACTTTGGGTGATATAGTTCGCTCTGGTTTTGTTCGTACTTATCTTATTAATAAGATTAAATTGGGCATTGGGGTAGAATAATGGATATAGAACAACTTAGATTGGAATTAGCAAAAGATGAGGGCTGTATACATGAGGTATACCTTGATCATCTTGGTTATCCCACTTTTGGAATCGGCCATCTTATCAAAGATAGTGATTCCGAATATGGTTGCGAAGTTGGTACAGCCATTAGTGAAGATAGAGTTATTTCTGCATTTGAGAATGACGTAAAAACAGTCCTAAGTGATTGTGAAAAACTCTATCCGTTGACATTTGGAAACTTACCAGAAGAAGTCCAGCTGATCATTGCAAATATGATGTTTAATATGGGATATACAAGGTTGAGTAAGTTTAAAGGCATGAAAAAAGGGGTTCATTCTCACGATTGGGATGCAGCCGCAGATGAAATGGTTGATTCTAGATGGTATCGACAAGTTACCAACAGAGCAGAAAGACTCGTTGAAAGAATGAGAAGTGTATGAAATCTTGGGAATACACCCAAAAACAATGGGATAGAGAAATAGGGTGGGGCAAGGTTCCACCAGAATATGTATATGATAAAGATAAGGTGAAAAATTATGACGTTCAATCACAAAACAGTGAAACTACCAGAACTAACGACAGAGACAATAAACAGAAAGAGATACTACGTAACTCCAGAGGGGAATAAGTACCCCTCTATAACTACTGTTTTGTCCATTCGCAAAAAAGAAGGTTTGCTTGAATGGAGAAAACGTGTAGGTAACGATGTTGCAAATCATGTTGCCCGTACCGCTGCGGCCAGGGGTACTAAAGTCCACCATATGTGTGAAGACTATCTCAACAATGAACATGATAGCTTTGAAAAACACAAGAAAGATTTTCTTCCTTGGTGCTTATTCACACAACTGCAGCCGTTTTTAGATAATCATATAAATGATATTTACACCCAAGAGGCGAAACTTTATAGTGATAAATATAAGGTAGCGGGTAGAGTTGACTGTATTGCAGAGTACAATGGTGTACTCTCTATTATAGATTTTAAGACCTCAACTAAAGAACGCAATGACGAATGGAACGAAAATTACTATATCCAAGGTTCTGCATATGCAGAAATGTTTGAAGAAAGAACAGGGATTGAAATCAATCAAGTTATTATTCTTGTAGTAACAGAGGATGGTACTGTTCAAGAGTTTATTAAGGATAAAAGTTCATTTCTTCCAATGTTGTCAGAAAGTGTTACTGAATGGAATAAAGGAAATGAAATACCTATTGCTGTTGACGATGATGTTTCTGTTGGTAGCGTGTCAAACCACACCAATTGAACCAGAATCACATATACAGGCTTCAAATAAGGAAACACAATCCCCAGAACAATCAACAGATGCCTTGCCGGTTCTTATATTATCAATACCACAAGTTTGTTTTTTAAGTGGAAGAATTGATAAAATTCTTAATAAATTTAATGAAAAAATTGTTATGACATGGGTAGTTGATAATGAAGACAAGGAAACAGAACGCCGTGCT